CCGGACATTTACTTAAGACTTTTGAGATAGTTCACTATCCACCATTGTGATATACCAGCTGAGGGAGATTTTCGGGCACGGTTCTCGAACTCTAAACTCTTTGTATATCCCAGAAAGTCCGGCATGTAGTCCGTTGCTTCTTGAGCCTCTTTCTCAATATTGTCAAGAAAGCCAGGAATGTCCAGTCCCAGTCTGAACTTATCCCGTTTCATGCAAAATTGAACAAATTCCTCCTTCAAGGGGTGGTACTTGCAGTTTTCAATAATAGAAAGCTGCCGCAGAGCAACCATTTTGGGACCCCACGCCTCAGGGTCATAAAAGCGCTCTTGTTCACACAACCTACCTAAAGCCCGGTAAGTTGAATAAACACCCACACATACGCCGTCAACACGATAACGCTGATGGTGCCACCGTCTCAGATATGTGCAGTCTTGTGTGCTCACGTACTGCTTTTCAGGATTCATCTCCAAACCATGCGCAGTATATGACCGCATTACTTGATCCGCAGTGATTCCAGGATAACTCAAAATACCGTCGTCACCGAGGCACTGCGAATTAGGGTTGAGTCTCTGGTTGTTAGCAAGCGCTGCTTCATACTGCAGAGCTCTATGCGCTAACGTTTCATCAGCATTGGTTCCACCAGAACCGGAACCCATCCCGTGATAACCTGTGCGGACTTCGCCCCAGGCGTAACAGAGAGGTATCATATACTTCACGGGAAATACATCTTCCAACCAGCGACGGCTCTCTGAGTTAGGCGTAAGCAGTCCTGCTATAATGGTCTTCGCAGCTGCTTGAAGGTTCGAGTTAAAATGCTGGTCGAATTTTGAGAAGTCCGTGCAAACTACACAGTCCTTTTGACCCTTGGTATCGAACAGACGCGTAATCCGCCGATCCACGGATTCCATGCCAACCCAGGCAGGAACCAACTCTCTGCGTTGCGCCGCAGCTATGAGTGGCTGGTAGAATTGCAGCTCTCTGATGTTAACACCGAATGGAAACATCCAAACCACGCGTTGTTTAACATCATCATCGTTTGGACCGCCCTCTTGGCCTCTCCATCCTAATACAGCGCAGGGTGTCCACTCTGTACGATCCTGAAACATACGGGAGGAGAGACCCTCAGTTTGCAGTTCGACAGGCACTGTTTTATCCACTACTGCTCTGCGTTTGCTGAAGTATGGAGATCCAGAGTTCGTAGACTTCTTCATATTGTCTACGGTCCGCTGCTGGTCCCGAAGTTGCAGTCCACGGGCACTGCCCCACTCTGCAAGAGTTGCGCTAATCGCCTTGTCAGAAATGGGTTCACCAGGGTTTTGCACCATGGTGTAGTAATGATCGATGTCATCCATCCGCTCTGAGAGGGGCTTCTGAATAGACAACGGTCCGACCTTCTTCGCGAGGTCATTTTCAAAGTCAAGCAGAGTTGGCCACTGGTCGCCAATTCTATCGATCGTGGGCTTCCAATCTGCAAGAACTTTGCTGAGACTACTACCTTTGGCGAAGGTAGTTCGGTATTCGTCCGGCTGTCCTTTGACGACATTGTCAAGATAGGACCTCAAGCCGGGATTCGGTAAGTTGAAGCACTCACCAAACTTGATTTCGTTACCTTTAGACATAGTGGTAACTCCTTTCTTTAGATTATAAATCTTCAGATTTGCT